TAAAAGATAGCAAAGCAAAAAATTATAATTACAGACCCACATATCCAGACGAATACATTGCTGATCAAGGACTAAAAATATTTAAATTTGAAAGAGACTATCAAAAATTTATGACCTATGAATTTATCAGATCTTTTCCTTTGAGCATATCTTCGATGCCAGTATCATACAGTGGAAATGATTTACTGAAGTGTACTGTTTCTATGTCATACATTAGATACATTCAGAGTGGACCGAATAGTAATATTTCATCCAAGGGTTCTCTCTTAGATGTCTTTAGTCAAGCTAAAGAAAGTCTTCTTAGTGATCCAAATGCAAGTCCATTTTCTTTTGAACCGGGAAGATTTGGAGCACAGTTACGTAATATGGGTAATCGTGCTGCTAATCTATTGGGACTTGGTTAATAAATAACAATACTGAAATACATCTATAAGACATTATGCCTTTACCAAAGATTGCAACACCAACATATGAGTTGGAATTACCTTCAACCGGAGAATCAATTCAGTTCAGACCCTTCCTAGTAAAAGAAGAAAAAGTTCTTGTTCTTGCATTGGAAAGTGAGGATACAAAACAAATTACGACTGCAATCAAAGCAGTTATTAAAAGTTGTGTTCAGACAAAAGGAATTAAAGTTGAAGCACTTCCTACATTTGATATTGAGTTTCTATTTTTAAACATCAGAGGAAAATCTGTTGGAGAAAATATTGAAGTAAATATTATTTGTCCTGATGATGAGACGACAGAAGTTCCTGTAAGTATTGACCTAGATGAAATTCGTGTTCAAAAAAATGATGAGCACACTCGTCAAATTAAAATTGATGATACACTTATGATGGAGATGAAGTATCCATCTCTTGATCAGTTTATTAAGAATAACTTTGATTTTGAAAATAAGAATGCAATGGATCAATCATTTGATTTGATTGCATCTTGTGTTGATAAAATTTATTCTGAAGATGATGTATGGGCAGCAGATGATTGCACCAAGAAAGAACTCAAAGACTTCTTAGAGCAGATGAATTCATCTCAGTTTAAGTCAATTGAAACATTCTTTGAGACAATGCCGAAGTTGTCACATAAAATTAAAGTGACAAATCCAAACACAAAAGTTGAAAGTGAAGTTGTACTGGAAGGACTAGCAAGTTTTTTCGCATAGCCCTGGTACATATGAGTCTTGTTAGTTATTTTAAACTAAACTTTGCCTTGATGCAGTATCATAAATATTCATTAACTGAGATTGAAAATATGATACCATGGGAACGTGACATTTATGTTGCGTTATTGGAACAGCATCTTGAAGAAGAAAAATTAAAACATCAACAAGCGAATGGCATCTAGGGCGACTCAAACTAACACTGGTATAGATCCACAGATAGCAGAGTTGCTTGGGTTAGACTTTACTGCCGACTTAGATCGTGAAGATTATATTTCTCTTCTGAAAGAGAGGATGATGGCTGGTAGAATGTCTAGCAGCAAACTATCATCAGAAGAGACTGAACTTATTACTGATGAATTTAAGAGAGTAAAAAGAGATACAAGAAAGGCATTTAAAGTAAAGAAGACAAAGATAACAGCAGATACATTTAAAAAGAAAACATCATCTCTTCGTGCTGGTTCCAATCAAAAATCACTTCCAGGAACTGGTAGGGGTGGAGCACTTACTGTAAGAAAAACTAAAATTGATCCAGCTGCTCTGGTTAAATCTGGTGGTGAAGAAAAGGAACAGAGTATATTAGAGAAAATTTTAGCAAGTGTTAATTCAATCCTTGGAACTCTAAGGGAAGATCAAAAAAGTAAGGAAAAAATTGCAGACCAAGAAAGAAGGAAGGGAGAAAGATCAAAAAGAACAGGCAAAGAAGATAAACTTGAGAGTGGTATCTTCAAAGGTTTGGTAAAGGGTGTTCAAAAAGTATTGAAACCAGTAGAGGGATTATTAAGTCGTATTCTTAAATTTATAGGAACAATTTTAATAGGAAAAATTCTCCAAAAAATAGTTGGTTGGATGGGTGATCCTAAAAATGAAGGTAAACTCAAAGCAATAGGAGATTTTTTAAAGAATACTTGGCCATTATTGCTTGCTGCATATCTATTATTTGGAAATAGTCTTGGTAGATTTGCAACTAAATTAATTGGAAGTGTAATAAAATTTAGTGCAAAATTATTAAAAAAGTTGATACCTGGATTATTAAAAGGTATTAAGAGACTTGGATTAAAAAAATCCCTAGGAGTAGGTGCTCTCGTAGTGGGGGGTGGGATGCTTGCGGGTCGTATATTTGGTGGTGAAGAAGACGATAAGCAACCCACACCAGGGAAGGATGGTGCTGATGGTGCTGACGGAAAGGATGTACCACCTAAAGAAATGTCTAAGGGAGGTACAGTCCCTGGATCGGGAAATAAAGATACTGTTCCTGCTATGCTCACACCTGGTGAGTATGTAATGAGTAAAGGTGCCGTTCAAAAATATGGCAAAGGCACCATGGAATCTATGAATACTATGGGTGGTGGATCTGGAATACCATCTTTTAGTAATGGTATGATGTATGCATCATCGGGTGGTGAAGTTTCTACAAACAAAGAACCTGGTGGAAGAAATAAGCAAGAACATGAAGAAGAGTCTTCTGATGGTGGATTTCTTGGTGGTGTAGCAAGAGCTCTTGGTTTTGGAAAATCAAAAGATAAGAAAGATAAAAAAGAGACTGAAGTTAGTAGTAGTGGTGGTGGTGGATTTAATGAGTCATCACTTAAAGCAGCAATGGATAAGGCAGGATATACAGATCCTACAGAGAGAGCAATGTTCCTCGCACAGATGGCACATGAAAGTGGAAACTTTAAATATGATGAGGAGATACATGACGGATCAAATTATGAGGGGAGGTCTGATCTTGGCAATACAAAAGAAGGTGATGGAAAAAGATATAAGGGAAGGGGATATATCCAGCTTACTGGCCGTGCAAATTACACTCACTATGGAAACAAACTTGGAGTTGACTTAGCAGGCAATCCAGAGTTAGCAAAGAAACCTAGTGTTGCTGCGGATGTTGCTGTTGCATATTGGAATGAACGTGTAGATCGTGCAGCAGCAGCAAGTGGAGATGTCAGAACGGTTACTAAAAATATCAATGGTGGATACAATGGACTACAAGATAGGATAGATAAATTTAAAAAATATAGTGGCAATCCAAATTACACTGCTCCTGGAGGTGGTCCTATAGCATCATCAAGTGGTGGTGGCAGTTCCAGTGTTAGTAGTTCTAGTGGTGGAGGATCCGGAGGAGGTGCTTTTGGTGGATTCCTTGCACTTGCAAAGATGCAAAAAATTGCCATGGGTTCTAGTTCTTCTGGATCTGGTGGATCTAGTGGGTCTTTGGGGTCAAAACCATCACCGTCTGCACCACCTGCACCACCAACTAAAGCAACACCAAAAGTTTCGGTTATGAATTCTGGTGGTTCTGGTGGAGCATCATCAGGACAACAAACTCCTATTTCTGAATCTGTTTCTAAGGTTCCATTAGTGCCATCAGCAATCAATAGTAAAGAAAAGATGGCTGTTCTGGGGATAAGTTAAGATATGGCATTAGCACTACTAGGGGGAGCAGCAAGAGCAGTTGGTGGACAAATGGCCAAGTCTGGTGGTAGGGCTATGGCAAAGAAAGTGATGAGTCGTGGTGATAAGAAACAAAACAAATCTGTTAGTAGAGGATCGGCACAACAGAGTGGAGGAAGGAGTGGTGCTTTAACTGTAAGACCAAAGACAACTTTAATTCCAGCATCTACTATGAAATCATCAGGGTCTAAAACTCCTGATGTTGCTGGTGTTTCTGGTGGTAATATACTCCAATCAATTTATAACTCTGTTGTTCAGATTGATAAGATACTTAAAGGAACTCTTGCTGAAGAGAAAGCACTTACTAAAGAAAAAACAAAGCAAGATAAGAGAGAAGATCGTGATAAGAGAGAAGGTAAATTAGAAAAGAAAAAAACTAAAGAAGAAAAAAAAGAAAAGGGATTATCTCTTCCAAAGTTGAGTTTCTTTGATAGAATAAAAAAATTTATTACTACTATTATTACCGGATTCATCCTACAAAAGTTAGTTGCTCTTGGTCCAGAAAAACTAGAAGGTATTATAAAAGCAATTAGTGGTGGAATTGATTTTGTTGCTGATTTAATTATTGGTATAGTTGATGCTGCAGGAACATTTTTATTATGGGGACAGAAAGCATATGATGCAACTAAGGGATGGCTTGGTGATAAATTTGGAGAGGGTGCTGCCAGTACATTTGAAGGGTTCATGTCGAACCTTAATAAAGCATTCAATCTTGTAGGGATTATCGCATTAGGAGTTGCAGCAATTGATCCCTTTGATATGTTTGGTGATAAGGATAAGGGTAAAAAGGGCAAGGGTGGTAAGGGTAAACCCAAAACAAAGGGTAGAGTTAAAATTGATAAAAAATTGAAGAAAATGGGTCTGACTAAAGAGCAGATCAAAGCATATAATAAAGCAGTTGATGGTGGTGCTAGCACTACAGGAGCACTTGCACAAGCAAAAAAAGTCAAACCAAAACCAAAAGGTTTTTTTGGTAAAATTTTTGAAGGGGCTAAAGATGTAGTTAAAAATACTGGTAGGGGATTAAATTATCTATCTGGTGGAAACTTAGGCAAACTTGGAAATGCATTACAAAATCAATATAAAAATGCATCTGCTTTTGCAAGAAGTCAATATGATAGAGTAACTTCAACTGCAGCAAGACTGAAAGGAAAGTTTGATTCTGGTATGAAGTCCTTTCAAAATAAACTAGGGTCTTTAGCAGAGGGTGCAAAGAAACTTGTTTTGCAGAAAATTATAGATCCTTTGATGCCATTTCTTGATCCTATAATTAAAAAAGTAAAAAGTATTGGTGGCAAATTATTTCAAGCATTACAAAAAATTCCTGGGTTTGATAGTATTGCCAAGGTCTTTAAAAAATTTGGAGGGATGGGTAGTAAGAAGATGCTTGAAAAACTTGGTGCGAAAGCACTTCCAATCATTGGTGGTCTGTTTAATTTACTTTTTGCATATGATAGATTAGCAGAAGGAGATAGCACAGGTGCATTGATTGAAACTGTCTCTGCTGGTTTAGACTTTGGTGGATTAGCACCAGCATCAATGGCACTTGATGCATACATGTTTGCTCGTGATTTTGTTCCGGCAATTCAAGAGAAAGAAACTGAGATAGTAAATGGAATGGGACTTGGTGGTCTCAAGTCAATGCTGGATACTGCCGGTGCTAAACTTCCAAATCTTGGAGAACTTCTAGGAAAGATTACTGGTGGAGATAAAGCAACAGTATCAGATCCTGCTGCTACTGGAGGAGGAGCATCAACATCTGGGGGATCAGGTAGTGGAAAAAGATTAGGTAATTTTGATGTGGAAAAGAGTAATAGTGTTGTCAATATAGGAAAAGATCTTATTTCTAAAGGATTCTCTGTTGCAGAACACCCAGACTTTACCAAAACTCCAACATCATCTGGTGGATCATATACTCCAGGAAAAGGAACTGTATCTAATGTTCATAGTGGTGATGGTCACTATGATGGTAGAGCAATTGATGTTACTGATTGGAGAGGATCTTTAGAAGATTCTAAAGGAAGATATCGTAGCATTTTAGATTCCGTTTATAATGATGGTAATATGGGAAATAAACTTCTCATTCATGATAGTTGGGGCATAGCAGATCAATCAGGAAAGAATGGTCCTGGAGCACACGGACACCCAACACACATGCATATTGAGGTCAAGGATAAGGGTGGTAAGATTGGTAAAGGATTGTTTGCAAATATGGGTGGTCCTGAATTTGTTTTAGATAATGATTCTTATTCTGCAATCAAAATGAAGTATCCAGGATTTCTTGCTGCATTAAATGCTGCAGATGGTGCAGGAGCTTTAAAGGTATTAGAAGCATATGCATCATATGAGCAAGGTGGAGAATCAACTGTTGTTATAAATCAAAATCAAATTCCTACTAATGCAATGCAACAACAACAATCACCATCAGCACCATTAGTGATTCCTGTTGGAGGTGAAGATCCTTTTGCTAGTGCTTATGCAAATTGTTAAATATAATTAAGAGGTAATACTAAATGTCAGACGCAGTAACACCAAGGTCATCTACACCATCTATACCAAAAACAATTCTAATTACTTCTAATGAAGATGAAAGTAAGCAGGTTGATTTGGTTGGTGGATTAATATCTATTGCATACTTTGAGAACTTGATGAGTGATACACTTAGAGCTACTATTACATTCACTGATACTGGTACAGGTAGTTCTGATAAAATTAAAGAGAGTATATTAGAAGGACTTCCAATTGTAGGACAAGAAAAAGTTGTATTAAAGTTTGAAGATAATAATAAGGTTGCTATTGGTGATAAACCTGAACTAGTGATGTATGTTAATAAGGTCACTCCAGATTCTGATGATACTAGAAAAACTCAAATCAAACTTGATCTAGTTTCAGCAGAGTTTATAAGAAATGAAAAAACAAGAATTACAAAAAGATATGATGGAAAAATATCAGATCATGTGAAACAACTTCTGACTGAAGGAAATAGTATTGGACTTAAAACTAAAAAAGATATAAGTGATATAGATGAGACACTAAACAACTACAATTGCATTGGCAATAATAAAAAACCATTTTATATTATTAACTGGTTATCTAGAAAATCAATTTCTGCAGAAAATCAAAAGAAAGGAAAGAGTGCAGGATACTTTTTCTTTGAGACTGCAGATGGATATCATTTCAAATCTATTGATAGTTTGTTTGCACAAGAGCAAAAAAAATCAATCATCTTTAATGAAAGTCCAGGAATACCTGAAGGTTATGATATAAAAGCATTAGAATACTCAAAGGATAATAATGTGAATGTCCAGAACAAGTTGAAGATGGGTGCCTACACAACAAGGACAATATTGTTTGATCCTTTTTCTACATTCTACGAAGTTGTAACTCCTAATGCTGCAACAGATGAAGGTGATCTAAAACTTGGTGGAAAAAAACTACCCAAACTTAATGAAGAATTTGATAATAAAGAAGCAAATAAAGAGTTCACAAGAACAACTTATCATTTTCTTGATAAAGGAACATTAGCAACTGGTGATACAACCCAACAACTTGAGAAGAAAGATGAACAGAACTTTGAGTATAAAGATATTTTAAATCAATCAATTATGAGATATAATCAGTTCTTTTCTTCTACGGCTATTGTCACGATTCCAGGAGATTTCTCTCTTCATGCTGGAGAGGTGGTATACTTAGATGTACCACAACTGGAGGAGAAAAAAGGAGAGAATGTAAGCAAGCAAAATAGTGGACTATATATTATAGCAGGACTTACGCATTATATTCACGTAACTGAAGGCACTTTTACCAAACTATCTTTAGCAAGAGATTCATTTGGTAAGACGGGAAAACCAAGTAAAACTAGTATAGCAAATTAAAAATGGAAAGTGTAGAAAAGCATATTGAAGTGGATAAAAAAATCCTTGATGATCCAACCACTTCACCCCAACAACGTCGTCACATTGAAGGCGAACTAACTGAACTCAATGTGTATGTTGAGAACCATAAGAAAGATATTGAAGCAGGAGATCATCATGATCCATCTCCATTAGAACTATTCTGTGAGATGGAACCAGATGCTGATGAATGTAGGGTATACGAGGACTGATGGAAGGAGGATCTCTATTTAATTCTGGTTTTCTTGGGTCATCTTTTTTATGGTGGGTTGGTCAGATTGCTGACGACTCTACCTGGAGAGGTAATATTAATCCAGGAAAATATCCAGATAAAAATAGTATTCCTGGATGGGGTAGAAGATATAAGGTAAGGATTACTGGTCTTCATGATCAGGGTGAAGATCAGATTCCATCAGATCAATTGCCTTGGGCAAATGTGATGTATCCCATCACTGCGGGTGGTGGTCAGGCTGGAGCTAAAGCAACACCAAACCTCCGACAGGGGAATATGGTGTTTGGATTCTTCCTTGATGGACAGGACCAACAAGTTCCTGTTATCATGGGAGTTCTTGGCAACAACTCACAGACAGCACTGAATCAAAAAATTGGAACTAGTAGAGTTACAAATACAACTCCTGGAACTTTAGGAACATCTGGATATTCTGAAGGTGCGGTCCCTAAAAAAGGAAGTGCAAGAGAAGTTCCACCTGATAATGATAAAGGAGTTGAACAACCAGCAAAAAAACCAGCACCACCACCAACAACTTCTGCACAAGATGCTGCTGAAGATGCAGCTGCCCAAGTTGGTCTAGATGCAATTGATAAAGATAGAGCAGCAAGAGCAGCAAAAAGAAAAGCAGCACCAAAAGAAGCAGGACCTGGAGCGGCACCAGCACCTGGTGCAACAAATGAAAACTCAGATGGAGTACATCAAACAACTGCCGCAGATACTAAACGTCAGGCAAAGTGTGACGAGAAAATTGTTCTTTTAAAACCAGATCCTCAGGAGC